TGCTTGCCACTGGGGAACGAGCGCCCGATCACCACCCAGTGCTCGTCCGTGTCGCCGTTCTTGTCAGTCTCCACCTTCAAATATGAGATATCGTAGTACTTGGTTGCCATCATTCTTGCTCGTCGCCTTTCTTCGCTGCGCCCACCACCGCGGCTGCGCCCGGCCACCCGAGTTTGTGCAACGCCTCGGCATGCGCCCTGTGCCCCTTGATCGCCTTGCCCTTGGCGTTACGCCCGGCCAGCACACCCAGCGTCTTGGCGTGCTCCACGGTGCTGTACTCGTTGTCCCACCCGGTAGCGTAATTGAGCCGCACGCGCGCCTTGCGGTACGGCTCGCTGAACCGCGTCTTGGCGCACATCACAGTAATCACCTTGCCGGTGTGCCGCATGGTCTTCGAGTCTTTGACCGCCTTGCCGCCGAGTATCTGCAGTCGGTGGCTGGCGTAGAACTTGGTCGCGTTACCGCCGGCCGTCGTCGTGTTGTCGCCGAACATCACGCCGATGTTCGCCCGCACCTGGTTGAGCAACAGCAGGTGCGCGAGCTTGGGCCCGAGCAACGCCAGGATCTTGGGGAACTCCTCGGACATGATCAACGGCACGTCCCCCACGCCGCGCTTGCCGGCCACGCGCTCCATGCCGGCCGCCGTCTTACTCGACGCTAGCGAGTCGTACGCGATGAGCATGGGGCCCCTGCGCGGGTCGTGGCTGCCCACCACCGTCTTGATCTGCTCGAGCGCCATCTCGAGGTTGCGCGGTTGCAAGAGCAGCAGGTTGCCGAGGTCCACGCCGAACAGCTCGGCGCGCGCCTCGTCGAACTCGAACTCCGCATCCGTCATCACAGCCGTACCGCCGTCGCGTTGGCACGCCGCGAGCGCCGCGTACGCGAGCGACGTCTTGCCGCATCCGTAACTGCCGTACAGCTCACTCACGCGCCCGCACGGCAGCCCGCCGATTGGCTTGCCGCGCACGTCGCCCAGCACGTAGTAGTCGAGCACCTCGATCCCGGTGGGGATCACGTGCGTCACCTTGCTGTTGTGCGCCGCACCGGCGCCCATGCGCACCGCCGTGTGCTCGCCAAACTTCTTGCGCAACACCGCAAGCGTGCGATCAAGTACGTCCTTGCCCATCACTCAACCCTTTCGGGGGCCGTCTCTCCGGCCTGCCACGGCGCTTGGCTATTCGCGTTGCCGTTCGCCCCATTACCCCAGCCAATCAGGACCCGGGCACATTCCACACATTCGCCTGGGAATCACAACGGCCCGTGCACGCGTGCACGGGTTTTCGGTGCGGGTGATGAATTCCTAGTCTTCGTCGTCGGCCACTTTGCCGTCGTACACGCGGTCCGCCAGTGCGCCCACTGCCGCCGCCGCGCCGTTCACCCGCGGCACCTCGGCGCTGCTCGCGCGCCGGGCGCTCACCGGCCAGCATGGACTCGATCTCCGCCGCGGTGGGCGAGTCGGCGTAGCGGTCCAGGTCGGGCATCGCCTTGAGCAACTCGGCCAGCTGCGCGTTGTCCGCGCACACCGGGCTCGGCCCCTTGGGGTCGGTGCCCACGTTGTACTTGGTTTCCAAGTCCTTGCCCGTCTTGGTGATGATCAAGTCGATGCCGCGGATCGGGTCTACGAAGTTGATGTCATCGCGCAGGGCTTGCAACGCCTTGTGGATGGTGGTCTTGAACGGCCAAGGCTTGACGCCCAACTCGGGCGCGGCGCGCTGCAACACGTTCGCCACCACCTCGCGTTGCGGTGCTAGGTCCTTCGCGATCTCGCGCTCGATCTGGTTGGCCGATTGCTCCTTGCGGCGCTGCATCGTGCACGCCGGGCACGGCTGCTTGCCGTTGCTGTTCAAGCTCGGGCAATTGAAGATCACCTTGCGCTCGAGCCCCGGCACTGAAATGAAGTGCTTCCACACCGTGCGCCACGGCCTGGGCGCGTGCGACGCGCTCGCGCGCGCCGGCAGCATGCGCAAAACCGTCTTGCCCGGCTCGAGCTTCACCACCGCGCTCGACTTGGCGTTGCGCTTGGCCTCGTCGATGTCCTCGTCGAGCGCCTTGAGATCGAAGTCCGCGTAGAGTGCCAGCGTTGAATCCGTTTCGTTTGCCATCGTCTTTTTCCTTTTGCTTTCTGCTACTTGTCGTCGTTCCAATTGTTGTCTGTGCCGTGCCCGACGTCGCGTTGCGCGCTTCGGATGGTGGGGTTGCCGTCCATCTCTTTTCGCACGTGCGCCCCGAGACTGATCAGCATTTCCTTCTTTGCCTCGATGGCGCGCACCACGCCCTGCACCCTTACCTTCTGCACCTCCGCGTCGATCATTGCAAGACGCGCGTTCACGTATCGCGGGTCGGTCGATATGCACGCTTTGAGCGTGTTTTCCGTTGACTTGCTTCCCTCGGCCACAAGGCGCTCGCGCCACTCAATGTGTAGACGCGCCTCGGTGGTGTCGAGTGCCATGTCCGCCTCGAGATACGTGTCTAGCGCGTCGGCGTAGCGCGAGTTCCACGCGGCGAGGTCAGACGACAGCCGCACATACTCCGGCTGCAACTGCAACGGGTCCACCCCGGTGCTCTCGCGCAGAAACCGCTGCTCGGCATCCTCCGGCGGTCGGCGCCATCCCATGGCGTCCGCGGTCAAGTCCGCGCCCGGTACCGCGGACTTACTCACCACGCCCACCGTAGGTGTGTGAACGCAATTCCAACACCGCACGCGAGCGCGTGCGTGACGATCAGCACGAACAAGACAAGCACCGGGCTGCTGAACGGTGACACTGGCCTTGAACCATCCATGCCACTAGATTGCGCGCTCACAGCTTGTACTCCTCCATCGCTCCCCACGTCTCGCCGATTTTGAAGTCTACAACGATAGGAACGTTGTAGTTGTGCCACCCCGCCATCGTCTCGTACATGGTCTCGGCTGCTTGCGGCACCTGGTCCTTGCGCACCTCGGCGCAAATGCTGTCGTGCACCGTGAGCACGATCTCCGCGTCGGTGCGCTCAGCGTCAAAGCGCTCCTGGATGACTGGCAAGCTGCGCGTGCAAAAGTGCGCGGCAGACCCTTGGATGGGTGTATTGACCGCGGCGTTGGTGGCGTTACGCACCAAGCCCTCGGCGTTCTCACCTTGCGCCGCGATGTTGGGCAATGGGCGCCAATTGGCTTGCTCGCCGTCGATGTACACGGGTGCGCCGCCGTGCTTTTGCGCCAGCGACACCCACCGATCGAACGTGCGCTTGAGCACGCGGAACTCGCCAAACACGGCCTTGACTAACACGTCGGCGTCGGCAACCGGAATGCCCAGCTTGCGCGCGATCGTGTACTCAGGCGCGCCAACCTCGTAAGCGATTGTGAAGTTCACGGTTTTCGCGTCGCGTCGGTAGTGCTTGCGCTGGTCTTTGGTGAGCGCCTCCCAGTCCGTCACGCCCCACACCTTGGGCGCGAAAAGCTTGGCCGTGGACTCGTGAAAGTCGTGGCCGCTCTTGAATAGAGCGATCATCACCGGGTCCTGCGAGAGCATGGCCGCCACGCGCAACTCGAGCTGCGAAAAGTCCGCCTCGAGCAGCACGTACCCCGGCCGCGCGCAAAAGCAGTTGCGCGCCATCTTGCCGTAAAGCTCATCCTTCTCGGGCGACGGCTGGTTCTGCAGGTTCGGCGATTGGCTGGAGATGCGGCCACTTCCGGCCCCATCTGGCAAGTACGTGGTGTGGATGCGGCCGTCCGCCCGGATCGCCGCGCGCAGCCCCTCGGCGTACGTGCCTTGCAACTTGCGCAGGTGCCGGTAGGCGATGATGTCTTTGACTATAGGGTGCGACTTCTTGTCGGCCGCGAGCTCGTCGAGCACGGAGCGATCCGTGCTGAACTCCCCACTGCTCGTCTCTTTGTTGGGCTTGAGCCCGAGGCGCTTGAACAATAGATCGCGCAACTGCGGCGGGCTGTCGTAGTTGATGTCGCCGTACGGTTTGAGCCGCGCGTCCACCTCCGCCACAGCACCGCGCAAGTGCAACGCGAACGCGTCGATGGCCACGCGGTTGGCCAGAATGCCGGTGCGCTCGATGCGCGCGAGCGCGCGCATGGCAGGGTGCATCACCTTGGTCCACGCCCGCGCCAAGTCCGGCCGGTTGGTGAGCGTGGGCAGCAACTCGTCCACCAACAAGTCAGTCGCCAGCGTGTCACGCGCGTTGTACCGGGCGCGCACCGACGGATTCATGTACCGGTAGGCATACTGGATTGTTTCGGCCGCACCCGAATGAATGAGCTCTAGCACGCGCGCGGGCACGTCCTCGCGCTTGACGCCCTTGGGCTCGTACGGTTTACGCGACTTGCCCGACGCGAGCGGCGCGCGGTACGGCTCGTTGGCGAGCTTGGTCAGGTCCGCTTCGATTACCGAACGTGTGTCCTCGGCCTCCTGCTTGTGACCGCCCATGCCCACGAGCTCGGCCATCGTCTCGAGCTTGCCGTCCGCGTCGCCGCCGTCGCGCAGCTTGCGCAAGAGGCGCGTGTCCAAGTGCATGTGCGCCGTCACGTCCACGTGCACGCGCGGGTCGCACCACACGGCCAGCGCGTCGTACTTGAGGTTGTGCCCCGCGAGCAACTTCGCCCGTAGCAAGTCCACCAACGCCGCGCGCGTCACCGGGTCTTCGATCGCCGCCCAATCCCACGTGTACCCGCAAGCGGCGCCGTGCCCTCGCAGCGTGATGCAGTCGATCCGGAAATCGCCGTCAAACATCACGCCCGACGTCTCGGTGTCCAGCGTGATGAACTCGTGCGGCACCAGCGCCATCATGGCGGTGTTGGCGCTCGCCGCGTCGCACACCTGCACCAGCACCTGGTCGCGCTGCGGCGCCTTGGGTACCGGGCACGTGAGCGCCCATTGCAAATCCCCCTCGAACTGCCGCGCGTGGAACCGGTTACGCAACGCGGCCGCGGGGTTCATCGTGAAGAACACCGGCACCCAGTCGCCGTCAGGCTTGGCGTCGTCGATCCACCACCCGAACCCGCGGCGCACCGACATGACGGGCGGGCTGCGCCCGAGCACGGACAGCGCCGCCTTAGCCCCCATGACCACGATGCGCGACGGCTTGGCAGCGCGAATGGCCGCCGCGGTGTACGGACGGCACGCCTCCACGTGCTTGGGCTTCACCTCCGCCGCCCCGGGGGCGCAGCGCACGGCGTTGCCCATGACCACCGGTCCGCGCCAATGCTTGGCCATGAGCCCGCGCAGGTACCGCCCGCTGTCGCCCGAGAACGGGCGCCCTACCCGGTCCTCCACCTTGCCGGGCGTCTCGCCAATCAGGTACACGCCGCCGTGCACCGCAGTCGACCCAGCTTCGGTGTTCTCGGCCGCGTCGCGCATGCACTTGGTCTGCGCACCTAACGCGTGCAGCTCACACCGCTGGCAGTCGCCGTTGAATGGCAGCGGGTCTTCCCACCCGGCCTCCGCTTGCGGCGCCACGGGGTAGAGGGGCAGCGCTGCGCTCACCGGTACCCCGCCGCGACCATGCCCAACACCAGCAGTGAGATCCACCCCAGCGTTCCGTAAAATGCCACGTTCTCACCCCACAAATTGTAGAGCCCCTGCTCCACGAACCCGGTGGTCACCAAGAACGCAGCCACGGCCAGCAACACGCGCACCACGGCGGCGCTACTTCATCAGCAAGATGTTGCACGTGCGGTCGATGCGGTCGACCAGGTCCTCCGCCGGCAGCCGCGCGAGCGCGGGCACGGCGGCCTGGTGCTTCACGCACCAGTCGACGATGGTCTGGCGATCCCACCCCAGCGTGTCCTTTAGGTACTGCGCCACTTCGCGATGGCGCGGCGCCTCCATCACTTCCTTGGGTATGGTGCCGTTGGTGGGCGCCGCGGGCTTCGCGACAGCAGGCTCGGGCTGCACCTGCGTTTGCGTGGCCACCACGCGCGGTGGGTCTCCCATCACAATCTCCCCGGCGTTGGCCACCTTCACCTGCACTGGCGCGCCGTTGCCGTCGATCAGCGGCGATGGCGAGCCGAGCGGCGCCACGGTGAGCGGCGTGACTAAATGCGGGTTGGTGACGGCGACTGGCGATGCCGCCACCGGTTCAGGTGCCGCCGCGGCGCGAGGTGCGCGCGTGCGCTTCGGTCGCTCGGCCGCGGGTTGCTCGGCGATCACGACTGCCGGCGTGCTCGGCTCGGTCGCGACAGGCACGGGGTGCTGCTCGGCTCGGGTTGCCTCGAGCTGTGCCTTGAACTCCGCAGCCACGCGGTCGCCACCCATCACCGGCATTTGCGCTTGGATCGTGAACCTGTGCTCGTGTTTGCCATCCGTGGCCACGTGCACCAGCAACGCGGCGAGCTCGTCGTCTGTAGCCTCCACCGCGAAGAACCCCGTCGTCACCCCGTCAACCATTTTTGCGTCATAGCTTCTGAGTTTCATGTGCTTTCCCTTTTGAGGCTCCGCAGAGCCAGCGTAATTACCGCGGTGCAGTACCGGGCGTCCACCACTCCCAACTTGCACCGCACGTCGTAGCCGTTCGCCAACAGGCGCGACACCATGCCGGAGTGCGTGCGCGGAATGTATCCGATCATGTCCATGCCCTTGTCCACCACCTTCACCGCGCACGGATCGAACTTGTTCGTCGGCTCTGGCACCAACGCCAGCACGCGCCCGATGGGAGCCCCCGCCAGCGCCGCACGCACACCTTCCGTCGTGTGATGTTGCATACCCGCCAACCCAACGTCCATCAGTTTGAAGAACTCGTCACTCATACTTTCCTCACCAGGTCGATCGCCTCAGCCACGAGTAGATTGTGCAGACTCTCGACGAGCAGCTCGCGATTCGTAATTCGCACCACGCCGCACCCGTATCGCTCAACCGTGAGCGCGTCTTGACGCACCCACAACCCGTCAAGTTTGTGCAGCTGCCACACTTGCAATCCCCCAAGGTGACGCAAAGCGTCAGTCACCAACATGTTACCGCGCCACAACGTCACGCCCTCCGGCAAGTCTGACTCTGGCGGATCGGGCGCGTGCAGCACGAACGGCGGCACATACGGTTTCACAATGGCTCCGCGATGCACTCGCGCGCGCGTTGCCGCACCCACGCCGGGTCAAGCTGGTCGGGGTCTATGCGTGGTGGCAACCGCACCCACCCCACGGCGCCCAGGTTCGCGTTCAACCACCGCAGCTCCATCGCCTTGGCGCGAGACGCCAGCCACGCGTCGCCGTCCCACACGAGCGCCACGGGGCGCGTGGTCTTCTGCAGCGCGTCTTGCTGCCCCAACGTGAGCTTGCCGAGCATGGCCACCGCGTCTGGCCAGAAGGGCACCGCGTCGAGCACGCCCTCCACCACGATCAGCGGTTCGTCAGTCGGCACCCACGCTGCCTCGTGGTTCCAGAACCGTCCGCGCGACATGCCTTGCGGGTACAAGTACTTCTTCTCGGCGCGCCCGGTCCAGTCGCGCGCCACCCACCCGAGCCAGTCCTCGCCTTGCATATTAGGGATGACGATACGTCCGGAGTAGTACCCGTCGAGCACAGCCCCCACGCCCAGCCGCTTGCACACCTCGCGCGGCATGTGGCGCTTGGCGCAGTACGCGCGGGCGGGTGCCAGCGATTCAGCAGAGAGTGCAGGCTCACACCACAGCGGAATGAACCCGTCCGGCGGTCCGATGAACTTGTCCCCGCCAATGTCGTCAGCGACGTACGCCCCGTCCTCGTCTTGCGCAAGGTTCTTGAGCTTGCCGCCCACCGCGCAACGATGGCAAAAATACAGCCCCGTGGCCGGCGACAGCCCCAACGAGTAGTCAGAGCGCCCCGTCTTGCTCGACGTGCAGAACGGGCAAAGCGCGCGCACCTTGCCGCCCTCGCGCTTGCCGGACGACTTGAGCGCGTGTTCCACCGCCTCGTGCTGCTCGCGTAGCTCCGACAGGTTCACGTGAGTTCCCCGTCGGGGCGCGCCACGATGCGGCCGCACGCGAAGTCGTGCGGTAACGGCGTCAGCCCGAAACCGCACGGGCCGTGGTTGTTCGCGCCGACGTACAGTTCAATCTCGTTTTCAGACGGGCGCACCGCGCTCACCATGAGATCGATCGCGCGCACCTTGTTCATGCTGTCGGCCACGTCCTCCGCTTCGATCCTCGTCTTGCGCGCCTTGGCCTCGCGGCGCTTGGGCTGCGACGCCGACCAGCCCCACATGCCGCGCCCCTCGACGTAGATGCGCATGTCCTCCGTAGCCTGCCCTTGCATCAGGTACTCGGTGTCGTGCTTGCGGTTCGAGCTGCCTAACTTGTCGATGTAATCCACGACGAGCAGGTCCGTCTTGCGCCCTTCCTTCTGCTCCACGTCGCGCACCCACGCCGCCACGTCGCCGAAGTTGGTCACCTTGGGCGTGAAGAACCGCACGGACACGCTGCCGATGCGCTTGTTGATCTCCGGCAACTTGATGTGCAACTCGGCCTGCGCCGACGGGTCGCGCACGCGATCGATCGGCCACCCCAGAAAGTTGGCGATGAGCCTGGAAATCTGCTCGTATTCCGGAAGTTCCAACGTGGCGAGCGCCACGGTCAACCCCAACTCGAGTCCGGTGCGCACCTGGTTGATCAGGTACATCGACTTGCCCGTGCTCTTACCCGCGACGAACAGCCCCATCTTCCCGCGCGCGAGACCGCCGTTCAGGCCGATGTCCAGCTCGTGGATGCCCGTGCTGAGTCGGTCGGACGTGGCGTGCGCCATGATCTCGTCCAGCGCCTCGAGCCCGAACTTGGACCCGAGC